TTAATTTTTCATTGCTTCGTTATGGGGCATGGTTGGGGCAAACTCGCTTAACTGTGTATTTAACAAAGCTACCTGTGCATTATTGTTTTCAGACATCCATTTTCCGTATACCTGAAATACCATTTGCGCATCTGCATGGCCCATCTGGTTTGCTATAAATGCCGGGTTAGCACCAGCTGTCAGCGACCAGCAGGCATAAGTATGTCTCGACTGATATGATTTTCGATGGCGGAGTCCGGCACGTTTTATCGCTGCGTCCCACATCTGCCTTATTGAGTCAACGGTAAAATGGTCACCATAATTTTTTACTCTCGCTGACACTTCAGGTTGAAAAACAAAGGTGCATTTTTGTTTTTCTGTTCTGCCATACTCTCTGAGGTGAACATCAATGATATGCTCTTTGCTCAGTCTCGTTAATGTCATCTGACTCCGGAGAGCGTCGATTGCTGGCTTAATAAGATGAATGACCCGATTGGTTCCCGCCTGTGTTTTTGGTACCGTGAAAAGGTCTTTTGCTAAATTTCTCCTGATCATCATTGTTCCATTTTTCAGATCTATGTCCTCCCATCCAAGTGCACACAGCTCACCAGGGCGAACGCCAGTATAAACAGAAACACACCATAAATTTTTTGCTTGCTGATTTCTGCACGCATCGATAAGACGGATAAATTCCTCCCGCGAAAGAGGATCCGGAATGGTTCTTGATTCCTTTAATGGCGAGATCCCCTTAAACGGATTATCTGCCAGGTAACCGTTATCAACACCAAACTGGAACACGGCGTTAAGATTTGTCATGTAATTATTTACAGTTACAGCCGATCTCCCTGGTTGTGTAACAATATAGTTACTTTTGGGGATCTGGTATCCAGTCAGTAGCTCTTTACGAACCTCCAGTAATTTTTCTTTATTAATCGATGAGGCAAGATTTTTTTCACCGATTATGCTCAGGATATTTTTGATGACGGCACGGTATGTGTTGAGTGATGTTTTGGCGACTTCAGTTTCTTTCAGTGCCAGAAATTTTTCAGCCAGTTCTTTTATGGTTAAATCTTGTCGGGCCTCACCAAATTTTTCCAGATTGCGTGAGGAGGGAAACTGTTTTGCATAGTCGAAAACACCAGTTTTTATTGCGTAACAAACAGAGGAGCGTAGTTCACCTGCAACGCGCCTGTTTTTTGCTGTGTCAGGAACCCCCAGATTTTCCCTGACTCTTACGCCTTTATAAACAAACCAGATACGTAATTTCCCTCCATGGTTTTCCACGCCTGTCGGATATTTCATTTCAACTTCTCTCATTAGTTAGTGTGGCTTTTAGTCAAGTAAGATGACGTCTTGGTCTCGCTGATGCCTGGCGCTCAATCCAGCGATCAATTTCTTCCAGGTTGTAAAAGCATGGACTGTTATCCCATGGCATACCGTCATGAGCGACATGCTTATATTCCCTTCCTTCCATAAACGATTTTTCCCGGGCCTTTTTTAACGTACCTTTTTTTATTCCTTTCAGCGCAATTAACTGCTCTTCGGATACCCATTTGCCGGGAGAGACAATCATGATTACTTCGCTCATCGATTTCTTTATCTCTTACATCAGACGAGCGCCGGTTGCAGAATACCAGTCACAACCGGCGACAGTTGAACATTAAGAATCAGCCTGACTCGGGATCAGTTTTTGCCAGATAACTGAAACGTATTTTGCCTGGTAACGGGCGTCATCAAGTGCATTATGGCGCTCACCTTCGAATGGAATAGCCGTTCTGGCATCGAAGTCTATGGCTTTCCCCAGCTCAACGATTGTGCGTACATCGCGATCGTTGTAGTAACGCCACGGGCAGGGGATCCCCTGCCGTTCGTATGAACGGCGCAAAATCGTGTTGTCGAAGTTGGCTCCATTTCCCCAAACCTGAACAAAAAATTCACCGGAGTTTTCGTCGATAAATTCCCGCAATTGTAACAGTGCATCATCTAACGGGATTTCATCGGTCATAATGGCAGATTGCGCTTCGCGTGATTGCTTAAGCCACCATTTAATGGTGTCCCGATCAATGACTCCGCCAGCAGTTTCCAGATCGATAGTCTTACTAAATTCCGGTCCCATATCTCCGGTTTGCGGATCGAAAAATATTGCACCTATTGAGATGATCGGGGCATCAGGATTTTTTCCCATGGTTTCAAGGTCGATCATTAGATGGTCACACGTCCTGCTGGTGGATGTGATTTCGTGATGACCGTTCACCTTAATTGAGTGATCTGCCGTCTCGCCAGTTTCATTATCGCTATTGTGATGCTGATTGCCGCCAGTGTTCTCCTTGTGTGGATGTTCAGCGCCTTCCATTTCCTCCGGATCATCTTCCTGAACTTCAACCTGATACTCTTCATCGAATGTTTCTTGGTATGTTGCGTCGCCCATCACCGCGCCACAATCAGGGCAGTTGCCGCCGCCGGTCTGACCGCAGGCGGTGCAGACTTTTTCCATTTCCTGTTGCGCCACTGGTTCAGGCTGTTTCGTTTCTGGCTCGTTTTGTAACGCATTTGTGCTGTTTTGTTCCGCTTTTTGGTAGTTCCGTTCCGATTCATGCTGGTTCTGGTTCACAGAATCGCGGGTCTGGATCCCCTTAACCCATTTCGGATCATTCGGGTCACTAATCCCTTCAACAAATTCACCACGTGATGCAGCAAGCAACTTATCGGCGTCAGGCTGGCTGATATTGGCTGCCTGCATAATTTTGTTTACTTCGTCAGCGGTAACTTTTATCGGCTCTGGTTGTTCTGAATCTTCAGCGGTATCTACATTTTGCGGTAAGCCCGTGTATGTGCCATTTTTTCGGGCAAAATATTCTTCTTTTGTGATTTCAGTGGCGCCAGCAGCCAGTGCCTTATCCAGACCAGAAAGTTTGTTTGCGCGACCGTATTTTTCTCCGTCCTTATCTGCGAAGAGGAAATAGAACGGCCCCTCACGCTCTACAGATGGTTCAGCTTCCGGCGCGGTTTCATTTTTTGGGATATCAGATACCTCAGTTTCCACTGCATCAGTTTGTGTTTCTGATGACTGGAGAACATCAACAGTGCCCAGGTCTGTTTCTTCATTCTCAAACACGCCCTTTGTCGTCAGGTATTCGCAGATATATTTGTTCAGTGCTATGGGATCTTTGTGAATGTCGATCGGACGCTCACGGACAAGGCCAAAAATAGTCTGGCGGTCGTAGCGAAGGGCATCAGGCTGTTTGCGCATTGATGCCGAGATACGCTTCCAGTCTTCGCGGTCGTTGTCGATAACTTCTTTTTTTGCCCAGCGATGGATGCTGCCGTCAATGTTTCCGGCATCCACATCACCAGGCCAGAGAGCGTAGGCCAGTTCGTCATCCAGTGTTTTCCATGTCTGCTTGTATTCGCGATGAATGGCAGCAATGACCGGGCTGATTTTTCCTGTTGAATTTTCAGTGTACTGTTGATTGGCTCTGGCGCGGGCGAGATCAACAACAGACGTGTATTTTCCGGTTTCCTTGCGTTCACCTTCGCGACGTTTTTTCCAGATGCGCATCTCTGCCTGAATTTCGGGCCATTTAGCACCAGGAATACATTTATGCTTAACCCACCCAATGGCGTGCAACTTAAGCTCCGGATACATGGCGTTAACTTCTGGCATTTTCATCAACGCTTCAACGATATGTCCGTCGAATGTTGCCATGTCTTCCTGCAACAATTCCTGTGCGCTAATAACCATATCAACGGTGATGTTTTCACATGTGTCGAACTTAACCATGACAGCGTTCTGTACTTCAGGGGCCAGCTTGTCAAAAGTGACGTTCATCGGATCGGATTCAGTCTCAACCGGGACAAAAGAAGCAGACTCCTCATCCCAGCGGTTTTCCTGCATATATTCAGCATCCCATGAATCGAGGGCAGGGCGGGGTATGCCAGGTTTATCCTCGCAGACAATAAATTTATAAGCGCAGTCCTGAGCAGCCGGATAATGTTCCAGGAACTGCCAGTGAAATTTTGCTCGAGCACGGCGTTCGTCGCCAGCTTCAATGGCTGTGGCTACAGCCACAGCGCCTTCTTCCCTTGTTGCCAGTTCGTCAGGAATAGCGGCGCAAATAAAGACTTTACTCATTTTGTTTTAACCTCATGACAGATTTAAGGATGAACAAATCCCTGCCATTGCTGGCATATAAGAATGAAACCGGATATTTATTACGGAACTGTTTTAAAGACCTGCCGGGATTTCGATATTATCCTGGTGAATAACTTTATCGACCGGGTAACAGTTACCGGGAATTTTCTGTTCGGTTGCTGCAGTCATACACTCCTGCATTGTCCTGTGAACACTGACTGCAATATCAACTGGCTCTCCGGAAACAAGAAAAACTGTCAGAACAAGCGCAAATGCTGAATTCATTGTGCACATCCTTTTGGCATCAGACGTAAACGAGCCAGCATTGAAACAATGCATATTTTATTTAATAGCTCCCGTTCTTGTTTTCTCTTGTTAATGGCATCTTCAGTAAATACAGGGTTACTGATAGTGACACCAATTTCAAAACAACCTTCAGACGTATTAACGTTTGGTAATAACGTTTTCATTATCGCGTCCTCAACAATGAATTTTGTGATGCAGTGCCTGGTGCCTCCAGGTGACGTTAACCAGTTAACAATTAACGCCGGATACAGAGAATCCCCCCATAACACTGTTTTTGGTTTTAACTGTTCCGCGTGCGCTTAGCCGCATTCACCGCATCACAAAACTCACTTTAAAAACGGCGGCAGAGCAGTCACGGAGTAAAACTGATACCGCCAAACGTCACCAGAAAATTGATAACAGAGGGCGTTGCAGCGGGGTTGTCACTTAAGCGTATGGTCAACCTGACAACTCGGTGTCCTCTACGGGGAAGGAATAACCCCGCCATACTTACCGCCGCGCCATTTCGCGGGTTGCCACAACCGGAAGCGCACGGTCGAATTAAATTTAACGACACCGTACAGTGAGACGAACTTCGCCGTGCGCTTTCGTGTTGTGTGCCTGCTTTTAACCACGTCAGGCGAGGTGGTATCCTTAAAATCACCACAGTTTTAAGGATTCATTAAGCAATGTCGCAACCACCAATAAATCCGCTTAAGAACATGAAAATTGATTACTGGTATAAAGCGCTTACAGTTGTTGGCGCTGCGTTGTTTGTCTTTAATGGAACGTCTTTTTTTGACAGATATCCCGTTGTTCCATTGGGTTTTTTGTCCTCCGGCATCTTTTTTATTGGTTTGGGGGAGTGGATTAATCACCCTCTCAAAGTGAGATTTATTGGTCCTGGAGTTTGGACTCGTGGATATAATCGTTCTTCGTGCGCACTCGGTATCATCTTCGACATACTTGGTTGTTTCCTGATTGTTACAGGAGTCGTCAAGTTCTTCTGATGTAAAACCGCAAATGGGGCACGTAACGGGAATTTTGAAAAGCGTTTCTCCGGGTTCCAGAACAAAATTTTCTGCGGTCTGATTTTGCTTCTCATATTTGTGCTCTGCGTCATTGTGAGAGCACATTCTTATTCTGAGTGCCTGTTTAAACTCACTGAAGCTGAGAGCTTCTTCGCCTTCGGCAAGGCCTTCGAAGTATTCTTCGTAAGCCTTTTCCATGATTGTGTCGAAATCCATATCACTCACCTGAGTTTCTTTCCAGCCAGCGACGGGCACCATTTTCGGTTTTAAACGTTTTGCTTTTGGTATACGTCATCGCGGTGAACGTGCCGTCCTGGTTGGGGAACACGCCACATACCAGAGATTCGCTGTTGCCAAGATCGATAGTATCCATGCTGACCTCATTTCCCCTTAACGCCGGGGTAGCGGAACTGTTTGCTGAGAACACCGTGCGGTGTCTTGATGGAAAGTAATTTAGAATAACCTAACATGAGAGGCAAGTGTTTTTTGTTAGATTGGTCTAACAAAAAGAGTGGGCGCAACTAATCACTTGAAAAGAATGTTATTTTATTGATTTATTTTTACGCGCTTTAAGCATTTCTTCGAAGAGTTTGTTGAAGTTTTCTACTCTTGCGCGCATTTCAGACAGCAAGGCTTCCTGCTCGGAAGATGGAAGAGCATCGAATAATTCGATCAATTCTTTGTGGTTGGGAGTTAGCTCTGTTTCCACATGAAGTTCTTGTGCAGGCACTGGTGCCTTGTCTTCGTCACCAAACATTAGCCATGTAGGTGAGCACTTCAGAGCATCCGCTAAAGCAAACAATCGTTTTCCGACTGGCTGGGTTTCGTCTCTTTCCCATTGTGAAATTGTGACGTGAGCAACTCCAGCGAGGCGCGCAGCTTCTCGTTGTGTTAAGCGTAATTCTTTTCGTCGCGCCAGAACTCGCTGGCCTAGGGTTCTTGTATCCATAGTTAGGTAATTCTAATTTTTCTTGACTTAGGTATCCCGCGCACAATAATGTTAGAAAAGTCTAACAAGAGGGGGCTTTGATGCTTAAAGTTGACGCAATTACTTTTTTTGGCAGCAAAACAAAGCTTGCCAATGCCGCAGGAGTGAGACTGGCAAGTGTTGCTGCTTGGGGGATACTGGTTCCTGAAGGTCGCGCGATGCGTCTACAGGAGGCATCTGGCGGGGAGCTTCAGTATGATCCCAAAGTTTATGACGAATATCGTAAGACGAAGCGGGCGGGGCGGTTGAACAATGAAAATCACTCCTGAACAGGCTCGTGAGGCTCTGGATGCCTGGATATGTCGACCAGGAATGACACAGGAGCAGGCGACGATATTAATCACTGAAGCATTCTGGGCTTTGAAAGAGCGCCCGAACATCGATGTTCAGCGTGTCACATATGAAGGTGGCGCGGTTGATCAGCGAGCGCTTAGCGTTAATCGAGTGAAGATATTCGAACGCTGGAAGGCTATCGACACCAGGGATAAGCGTGAAAAGTTCACAGCGCTAGTGCCTGCAATTATGGAGGCTATCCGGATTAGTGATTTCAGGTTGTATCGTGAGATCAGTGATGGAAAAAGTATTACGTACATGATCGCCGGGTTAAATAAAGAATATGGCGATGTGGTGGAATCTGGACTGCTTTTTGCAGATCCTGCCGTTGTAGATCGTGAAACTGACGAACTTATAGAAAAAGCAATTGCTTTCAAGCTTGCGTATCGACAGCAATACCAACAAAAAGCTGGATGGAATTATGAGTCTTCTTTTTGCTGAACGCCCACTGGTTATAAACACGCAGCTGGCAATGAAAATCGGCTTAAACGAAGCCATTGTTTTGCAACAACTGCACTACTGGTTGAGAGATACCAATTCCGGCATGGAATGTGATGGTGTTCGCTGGATTTACAACACAACGGAACAATGGCTGGAACAGTTCCCATTCTGGTCAGAGTCAACGTTAAAGCGCGCGTTTGCAAGTCTGAAAACGCTGGGGCTTTTGCGTTGTGAAAAGCTCAATAAATCAAAGCGCGATATGACCAATTTCTACACGATTAACTATGGGAGCGAGCTTTTAGATGATGGCAAATTGAGCGAATCCATCGGTTCAAAATGCGCCGCTCCATCAGGTCAAAATGACACGATGGAAGAGGTCAAAATGAAACGCTCCATTGGTTCAAAACGACCCAATGTCATCGGGTCAAAATGGCCCGATGATCCTACAGAGAATACAACAGAGATTACTACAGAGAATAAAAACACTTTTCGTCCGGAAGCTTCGCAACCGGACCCGCAGACGGCTGAACAGGATTTTTTAATCCGGCACCCTGGCGCAGTTGTGTTTAGTGCGAAAAAACGCCAGTGGGGTAGCCAGGAGGATCTGGCGTGTGCGCAGTGGATATGGGGGCGGATCGTGGGTCTCTACGAACAGGCCGCCAGTGATGATGGCGAGATCATGCGACCAAAAGAGCCTAACTGGACTGTCTGGGCCAATGATGTGCGCACAATGCGGATGCTGGATGGCAGAAGCCACAGACAAATTTGTGAAATGTTTGGTCGGGTACAGCGGGATCCATTCTGGGTAAAAAACATCATGAGCCCGTCAAAGCTCCGCGAAAAATGGGACGAACTGGTCATCCGCCTAGGGCGTTCACCTGTACAGCGTTGTGTTAATCATATTTCTGAACCGGATACAGAAATTCCGCCTGGTTTCAGAGGATAAGTTTTGATTTCAGGTCATGAGGTAATTTTAAGGGGGACTTGTGGCAAAAGTTTTTACACAAGAAGAGCGGGAAAAAATTAAAGGGCAGGTGGTGGAACTCGTGCGCCAGAGCGGTCGTGAGACGTTACGGCAACTGGAAGCTAAAACAGGTGCGACTAGATATCTGATGAGCGTTCTTGCCAGAGAGCTGGTAGCCAGTGGCGATGTATACAACTCCGGCTACGGGTTATTCCCGTCTGAACAGGCGCGTAAGGACTGGCAAAACGCCCGCAAAAAACTCTCGAGGGCAAAGGTGAAGAAAACAGCTGTGGTTGATCCGGACCTTATCTGGTCGTTACCTGATGGAGAAATACGTCGCTACGACAGTCGCCTAAACATAATCTGTCGCGAGTGCCGGATGAGTGAAGTTATGCAGCGCATACTGGCATTTTATCAGGGATAATGTTAGGTATTTTAGACGTTACTAGATTAAAAAGCATTAGTTCAGGATTGAATTGACATTCTCATTTTTCATGGCACAGGGTAGATCTGGCGTGGTTGTCCGCTTTGTGCCAGGAGCAGACGTTACTAACATCTATCTGCATCAATCTGTGGGGAGCAGAACCGTGATATGTTAACTGCATCCAAACGGAGTCAACACCAGAAAAAATCCTCCTAGTAGGACGGTGCACTAGTATTCATCTTGTTCTAATCTCAATCCACAGCGGTAAAAATTGCGAAGAAAAAGGGATTTATATGCTTGAAAGAATTCATCAAATTACCAGCGTGGGTTTATTCCAGGATATCCGTCCTGCTGGTATGTCCTTTAAAAAAATGACCTTTGTCTATGCTGATAATGGGCGTGGTAAATCCACCCTTGCGTCAATTCTGCGTTCCTACACTGAATTAAATCCAGATATTGTACGGCACAGGAAAACGATTGGGGAAACGACCCCTCAAAATATTCATCTGCAGTTTTCGCAGGGAAATCGTGCGATTTACGATAACGATACATGGAATGGTAAGTATTCAGATGTGCACGTCTTCGACCTAGATTTTGTTGACCGTAATGTTTACTCAGGTGGTGAAATCAGCGCTAGCCATAGAAAGCGACTGCTGAGTTTTGCGCTGGGCAGTGATGCGGTAGCCGCGAGGGCTGCTTTTATTGATGCATCAGACAAGGCAGAGGAGGCCAAGAGAGTTACGAGACTGGCAAGTGAAAAGCTGACAGTAGCCCGGGGGAATGTAACTCTAGCAAAATACATAAAGCCTGTTCAGGAAGATAACATTCAGGAAAAAATTGCATTAGTCGAATCAGAACTGGATCTCTGCAAAAGAATAGAGACGATCCGCAACCGTACGGGTTATCTTTCGTTACCTCTTTACGCTCCTGATTTCAGTTCTTTTTTTTCCACTCTTGCAGCTAGCTATGACAGCCTCAGTGCGGGTGCAGAAGAGGTCGTCTGTGCGCATATTGACCATATCAATGTCGAAGGTTTTGAGCGATGGGCGAGCAACGGCCTTGATTATATAAAAGACGAATATTGTCCTTTCTGTACGCAAAGCCTGGAGGGTATTGAACTGATCCGGTACTACCGGGAGCGGTTTAATCTTGCATACAAAGCCTTACTTAATCAGGTCACAGGCCTAGATAAAGTTGTGGCGACTGCCATGCGCGTTTTCAATCTGGCCTTACTTGAAAGCAAGATTGAGCAGGCTGGTTTAGTGACTGAAAATTGGAAAGATTGTCTCCAGTTGCCCGTGAGTCTCCCTGATTTAGATAAAATTAAAGCTAGTTTGGAAGGTCTTCAATCATCGCTGAACCGCTTAACGGAAGCCAAGAAAAACGATCCGCTTGCAAAGACCCAAGGCGACTATGAAAAAGAAATCGCGGATGCAGTAACTGCAATCAATGATGAGCTTTCTATCTTTAATTCGGGCGTGGAAGCTGCCAATCTGGATATTCAGGCTTATAAAGAGGCGCTTGAAACCAAAAATGAAGAAACCCTGCGGGTTACATTATCCCAGTATGAAGCAACACGACTTCGTCTATCACCTGAGATAGTAGGTTTTATCTCTGATTATCAGACCGCTAAAACTGCTGAAGTGGTTGCCTCTGAACTGAAGGAAACACGGAGGGCTGAACTCAATGCGATCATGGACTCGACCCTTGGAAAGTATCAATCCTCCATCAATGATTTATTGATGAAGTTTGGTGCAAGCTTTCGCATCACAGAAATTAATTATAACTATGCTGGCGGCGGTGAGCCTAAGTCTGAATATGCAATTGAACTTAGAGGGGAAAAGATTTCGCTAACGGGAGAAGAATCCAGTTTCCGGAGCTCATTGAGTGAAGGGGACAAAAGGACGCTAGCCTTCGCATTCTTTATTTCAGTGTTGCTTCATGACGTTGATCTTGAGAGAAAAATTGTAGTGATTGATGATCCGATGTGTAGTCTGGACAATCATCGCAGGAACCACACAATCACCATCATTAAACAGATTTACCTTCGCAGCTTGCAGGTAATCATCTTGGCGCACGACCTGTTCTTTATCCGTACCATGCGAGATGAGTTCCTGAAAATACCTGCTACTCAAATGCAGGACATTTCAACCTTACGCATTGTCAACATTGCTGGTGATTTCAGTAGCTTGGATAAACTAGATATCGATCTGGAATGTGAATCTCCCTACTATAAAAATCATCGTCTGGTGAGCGGATTTGCCGATGGTGCTCATCATCAGCTTCACGATACGGCGGTGGCGATCAGACCGCTTCTTGAAGGGTATCTGCATCGTCGTTTCCCGGGGCAAATTTCACCGGGAAATCTGTTTGGAGAGGTAGTAGCGCAGATTGCACAAGCACAACCGAGCGATCCGTTATTCTTCGCTAAATCACTGGTACCTGAGTTGAATGAAATTAACAATTATGCTGGTCGCTATCATCATGACACGAACCCTCAGGCATCATCAGAACCCATCACGCCAGGTGAACTGATGTCTTACTCTCGACGGGCTTTGAATGTGATTTATCGCGGAAACATATGAGAAGTTCCTAATTGAGCGTAACCTCGTAATACATTTGAAATGTGAGCCCTCTCGGGGGCTCATACCGATTATAAACACTACCGCCGATGCAAACGCTTCGTTATGAATCTCTTAAGGAACACCAATTCATGAGGATGCGCTAACTAACCTATACAACGTCCGTTCCTCGCTCAAAGCGGACTAGAAGGTTAGCTTGTGTCGGACTTTGCGTATTAAAAGAAGTGCTGGTGGTGACTAGTGGTTGTGCCCCATTTCCACAGAAAAAATCAGAGAAACTATACCCAATAGTTGTATTGAATCACTGACGAGACAGCCTCATATTCATCAGGACTGGTCTACGTCCAATACAGGAGGTTGTGGTGCTGGTTCTCAAATGTGCGCTGGCTATTACGGCTGTAATGGCGATTTATTGTCTTGCTATTGTTCTTATGGATCGCCTTTCTGACTGATTTCATATTGGCGAGGTAACGGTAGTTAAGTAGAATGGCTGCGGGTGCTTGAGGCTATCTGCCTCGGGCATGAACACCAAAGGCAGATAGAGAAAAGCCCCAGTTAACATTACGCGTCCTGCAAGACGCTTAACATTAATCTGAGGCCAATTTCATGCTAGACACATGTAGGTTAGCCTCTTACGTGCCGGAAGGCAAGGAGAAGCAGGCTATGAAGCAGCAAAAGGCGATGTTAATCGCCCTGATCGTCATCTGTTTAACCGTCATAGTGACGGCACTGGTAACGAGGAAAGACCTCTGCGAGGTACGAATCCGAACCGGCCAGACGGAGGTCGCTGTCTTCACAGCTTACGAACCTGAGGAGTAAGAGACCCGGCGAGGGAGAAATCCCTCGCCACCTCTGATGTGGCAGGCATCCTCAACGCACCCGCACTTAACCCGCTTCGGCGGGTTTTTGTTTTTATTTTCAACGCGTTTGAAGTTCTGGACGGTGCCGGAATAGAATCAAAAATACTTAAGTAGCGCGCAGGGATAAGAGGGATGGTCCCTTAAAGGGGAGAGCTAATTATCCGGAAGGATTCTGATGATGAACATCGAAGAACTGCGTAAAATTTTTTGTGAAGATGGCCTCTACGCTGTGTGCGTTGAAAATGGAAATCTTGTTAGTCATTACCGCATTATGTGTTTGCGAAAGAATGGGGCTGCGTTAATTAATTTTGTGGATGCTCGGGTCACGGACGGATTTATCTTGCGCGAAGGTGAGTTTGTCACTTCATTACAGGCATTGAAAGAGATCGGAATAAAAGCTGGCTTTTCTGCTTTTTCAGGAGAATAAACTCATCTACAATCTTGCGCGGGGCTGAACTCCCGCTGAGTAACACCGTGCCACCGGAGAAAACCGATGGCACGCAACGCAAAATATTACAATTCTGATAATTCGCCCGTTCTTGCCTGCACGCACGGGCGGTATTCTCACGCATTCAAGTCTGAATGGTTCCAGCACCCTCCATGCACTGCAGAACAGGCCGAATGGCTGATTCATTCTTACCGCAGGCGCGGGTTCGAGGTTAAGAAAGCTCTCAGTCTCGACTATCGGCACTGGATAATCTCTGTCAGGCTGCCTTATTCCGACCGCCCACCACGTGCGTCCCGCACTTTCCAGCAACGGATCTGGAGGTAACGTGCGGGTATTACTTAGACCTGTTCTGGTGCCTGAGCTTGGGCTGGTGGTCCTTAAGCCGGGCCGTGAATCCATACAGATATTTCATAATCCTCGAGTGCTGGTGGAACCGGAACCAAAAAGCATGCGTAATCTGCCATCCGGAGTCGTTCCTGCCGTTCGCCAGCCGCTGGCGGAAGACAAAACATTGCTGCCGTTTTTTAGTAACGAACGGGTGATTCGTGCTGCTGGCGGCGTTGGCGCATTGTCCGACTGGCTATTACGTCATGTTACATCCTGCCAGTGGCCTAATGGCGATTACCATCACACTGAAACAGTCATTCACCGTTATGGTACCGGCGCAATGGTGTTGTGCTGGCACTGCGACAACCAACTGCGTGACCAGACATCGGAATCACTGGAGCTGCTTGCTCAACAAAATCTGACAGCATGGGTGATTGACGTCATCCGTCACGCAATAAGCGGTACGCAGGAGCGGGAATTATCTTTGGCTGAATTATCCTGGTGGGCGGTCTGCAATCAGGTGGTGGATGCACTACCTGAGGCTGTATCGCGTCGTTCGCTGGGATTACCAGCGGAAAAAATCTGCTCGGTGTACCGCGAAAGCGACATCGTACCGGGAGAGCAGACCGCCACCAGCATATTGAAACAACGCACAAAAAATCTTGCACCGTTGCCTTACGCCCACCAGCAACAAAAACCACCACAGGAAAAGACGGTGGTAATCATCACCGTTGATCCAGAGTCTCCGGAATCTTTCATGAAGCTGCCTAAACGTCGCCGCTGGGTTAAGGAGAAATACACACGTTGGGTTAAGACACAGCCGTGTGCTTGCTGCGGTATGCCAGCCGACGATCCGCATCATTTGATTGGTCACGGGCAGGGCGGAATGGGAACAAAAGCACATGATCTCTTTGTGTTGCCTTTGTGCAGAAAGCATCACAACGAGCTGCATACGGATACAGTGGCATTTGAAGAGAAGTATGGCTCCCAACTGGAGCTGATATTTCGTTTTATCGATCGCGCGCTGGCAACTGGCGTACTGGCGTAAGTGGAGAACGAGCATGAACCTTGAAGCCTTACCAAAATATTACTCCCCAAAATCTCCAAAATTGAGCGATGACGCTCCAGCGACAGGCACCGGTTGTTTAACAATTACGGATGTAATGGCAGCGCAGGGGATGGTGCAGTCGAAAGCACCACTTGGGTTGGCCTTATTTCTGGCAAAAGTTGGTGTTCAGGACCCTCAGTTTGCGATTGAAGGCCTGCTAAATTACGCGATGGCACTGGATAACCCGACATTGAACAAATTGAGTGAAGAAATCCGGTTACAGATTATTCCTTACCTTGTGAATTTTGCCTTTGCTGATTACTCCAGGTCTGCGGCAAGTAAGGCTCGCTGTGAGCATTGTTCAGGTACGGGATTTTATAATGTATTGCGCGAAGTGGTGAAACACTACAGACGCGGGGAATCTGTAATCAAGGAAGAATGGGTGAAGGAACTATGTCAGCATTGCCATGGTAAGGGCGAAGTCAGCACAGCGTGCAGAGGGTGTAAGGGTAAAGGGATTGTTCTGGATGAAAAAAGAACCCGGTTTCATGGCGTACCGGTATATAAGATTTGTGGGCGTTGTAATGGAAACCGGTTTAGTCGTTTACCGACCACGCTGGCACGACGTCATGTCCAGAAGCTGGTACCAGACCTGACCGATTATCAGTGGTATAAGGGGTATGCGGACGTCATTGATAAACTGGTAACAAAGTGCTGGCAGGAAGAAGCATACGCGGAAGCGCAATTGAGGAAGGTGACGAGATAAATGATTTTTGCTGAAGATGGCGACATGATGTTTGCATTTTTCAAAAAACATGGATAAGATTTTCTCAACGATGGGCTTTGTGTATCCGACGTTTAGAAAAAAGTAGAAAACCCGCTTATAAGCGGGTTTTTGTGCTTTAAATGGGGCAATAGAGATATTGAATCTCATCCCGGGATAAACATTGGCAGTTGAAGGTCCACGCGAACCATTTATCCGGCAAAATTCCACGCGTAATCCTGTGGTAATTTCTTCTGCATCTCGAAGATTGAGAGCTGAAACGTGAAGCTGGGCATCGATACGCCATCGGATGGGAATATAAGACCTTTGCTGCTTTTGCAGTCAAAGTTTTTGACAATTCCTGTCATTTTAGGGGACAGAAAAACTCCTTAATATTGATAACCTGGTGCACCATACACACGTTCCTGGAGAAAACTACTTTTTTGATAGGGTAGAAGGTGGCTGGATGTCTAAAATAAACATTGCTTCATATGTTCAACTATGAGTTAATGACTGCGTCGGTTTGAAGAACAGACGATATACGAAGTAGTTTACTAAAGCAGTTCTCATTTCAGGTGTTATTCACTTATTCCTTCTTTGAGTCTCTCCAATTAAGTACGAAGTCGTTTCTGTTATGCAAACCATTTATGCCGAAAGGCTCAAGTTAAGGAATGTAGAATGTCAAATAAAATGACTGGTTTAGTAAAATGGTTTAACGCTGATAAAGGTTTCGGCTTTATTTCTCCTGTTGATGGTAGTAAAGATGTGTTTGTGCATTTTTCTGCGATTCAGAATGATAATTATCGAACCTTATTTGAAGGTCAAAAGGTTACCTTCTCTATAGAGAGTGGTGCTAAAGGTCCTGCAGCAGCAAATGTCATCATTACTGATTAAAATTCATCGCTCGTCTGTATACGATAACGAAGAAGGCTGATGCCTGAGTAGAGATACGGACAGAGTAGTGAATATTGGATCTCTTTAATAAAAAGTAAGGAGGTCCAATACATGAAACAATGGCCAGCATATTTGGCAAAATCTTAATCAGGAAAAGTATGCTAACCATTGTGGTGAAGTGCAGGTTTGCTGCATGAATAGTTTCACAGCAGAAGCTAACTGCTGGCATCGCAAAACAAAGTGCGTAAGTGGATGACTCCCACAAAAAGCACCACAATCTCAAACCCGCTCAGGCGGGTTTTTTATTGTGCACAGAAAACCCCCAGCTAGGCTGGGGGTTCCGGAAAGCTTTCAGCTTTGAGCCAGTTATTAAAACCCCTTTTGATTTGTTAAAACACCTTGCGGTCTGGCAACTGCAAGTGTCAAACAAGAAATCAAAAGGGGGTCCCAATGGGGAACGAAAAGAGCTTAGCGCACACCCGATGGAACTGTAAATATCACATAGTTTTTGCGCCAAAATACCGAAGACAAGTGTTCTACAGAGAGAAGCGTAGAGCAATAGGCAGTATTTTGAGAAAGCTGTGTGAGTGGAAAAGCGTACGGATTCTTGAAGCTGAATGCTGTGCAGATCATATCCATATGCTTGTGGAGATCCCGCCCAAAATGAGCGTATCCGGCTTTATGGGATATCTGAAAGGGAAAAGCAGTCTGATGCTTTACGAGCAGTTTGGTGATTTGAAATTCAAATACAGGAACAGAGAGTTCTGGTGCAGAGGGTACTACGTCGATACGGTGGGTAAGAACACGGCGAAGATACAGGATTACATAAAGCACCAGCTTGAAGAGGATAAAATGGGAGAGCAGTTATCGATTCCCTATCCGGGCAGCCCGTTTACGGGCCGTAAGTAACGAAGTTGGATGCAAATGTCAGATCGTGTGCGCCTGTTAGGGCGCGGCTGGTAAGAGAGCCTTATAGGCGCATTTGAAAAACCTCCGGCTATGCCGGAGGATATTTATTGTGGGGGGAATATGGCAGTAAAGATTTCAGGTGTACTGAAAGACGGCACAGGAAAACCGGTACAGAACTGCACAATCCAGCTGAAAGCAAAACGTAACAGCACCACGGTGGTGGTGAACACGCTGGCCTCAGAAAATCCGGATGAAGCCGGGCGTTACAGCATGGACGTTGAGTACGGTCAGTACAGCGTTATTCTGTTGGTGGAAGGCTTCCCGCCGTCACATGCCGGGACCATCACCGTGTATGAAGATTCCCAACCCGGTACGCTGAATGATTTTCTCGGTGCCATGACGGAGGATGATGCCCGTCCTGAGGCACTGCGCCGTTTTGAACTGATGGTGGAAGAGGTGGCGCGTAACGCGTCCGCGGTGGCACAGAACACGGCAGCCGCGAAGAAGTCAGCCGGCGATGCCGGCACATCTGCCCGTGAGGCGGCAACCCATGCGACTGATGCTGCAGGCTCAGCACGCGCAGCCAGCACGTCAGCAGGACAGGCCGCTTCGTCGGCTCAGTCAGCGTCTTCCAGCGCAGGAACGGCATCAACAAAGGCCACTGAAGCGGAAAAAAGTGCTGCCGCTGCAGAGTCCTCAAAAAGCGCGGCGGCCACCAGTGCCGGTGCGGCGAAAAAGTCAGAAACGAATGCCGCAGCGTCACAACAATCAGCAGCCACTTCTGCATCCACCGCGACCACGAAAGCGTCAGAAGCTGCCACCTCAGCCCGGGATGCGGCGGCCTCAAAAGAGGCAGCGAAATCATCAGAAACGAACGCATCCTCGAGCGCCAGTAGCGCAGCTTCCTCGGCAACGGCGGCAGGAAATTCCGCGAAGGCGGCAAAAACGTCCGAGACGAACGCCAGGTCTTCTGAGACGGCAGCGGGACAGAGCGCCTCAGCTGCGGCAGGCTCAAAAACAGCGGCTGCGTCGTCTGCCAGTGCCGCGTCAACAAGTGCCGGGCAGGCCTCAGTCAGTGCCACCGCAGCCGGAAAATCGGCAGAAAGCGCCGCATCATCCGCTTCAACAGCCACAACGAAGGCTGGCGAAGCCGCTGAACAGGCCAGCGCAGCAGCGAGGTCTGCATCCGCAGCGATGACATCCGAAACGAACGCGAAAGCCTCGGAAACCCGTGCAGAATCCTCAAAAATGGCAGCTGCATCGTCCGCCAGTTCGGCGGCGTCATCGGCATCATCTGCGTCTGCTTCAAAAGATGAGGCGAGCAGACAGGCATCAGCAGCGAAAGGCAGCGCCACGACGGCATCCACGAAGGCGACAGAGGCAGCTGGTAGTGCGACGGCGGCAGCTCAGAGCAAAAGTACGGCGGAATCCGCGGCAACGCGCGCCGAGACAGCAGCAAAACGGGCAGAGGATATTGCATCCGCCGTGGCGCTTGAGGATGCGAGCACGACGAAAAAGGGGATAGTACAGCTCAGCAGTGCGACCAACAGCACGTCTGAAACGCTGGCGGCAACGCCAAAGGCAGTAAAATCAGCCTATGACAATGCTGAGAAACGTCTGCAGAAAGACCAGAACGGCGCTGATATACCCGATAAGGGACGCTTCCTGAACAACATTAACGCGGTCAGTAAAACAGACTTTGCTGATAAGCGTGGTATGCGTTATGTGCGGGTTAACGCTCCTGCAGGTGCAACATCTGGAAAATATTACCCTGTTGTTGTTATGCGTTCTGCTGGCTCAGTAAGCGAACTGGCATCAAGGGTCATTATCACCACGGCAACGCGAACCGCAGGCGATCCGATGAATAACTGCGAGTTTAACGGATTTGTTATGCCTGGTGGCTGGACTGACAGGGGGCGTTATGCTTATGGAATGTTCTGGCAATATCAAAACAATGAACGAGCCATCCACTCAATAATGATGAGTAATAAGGGCGATGATTTGCGCTCTGTGTTCTATGTTGATGGCGCTGCTTTCCCTGTTTTTGCGTTTATCGAAGATGGCCTGTCAATATCCGCACCTGGTGCTGATCTCGTTGTTAATGATACGACCTATAAGTTTGGGGCAACAAATCCAGCGACTGAATGTATCGCGGCGGACGTTATCCTTGATTTTAAGAGTGGGCGTGGTTTTTATGAGTCTCATTCGTTAATCGTTAACGATAACTTGTCGTGCAAAAAACTTTTTGCCACAGACGAAATTGTAGCGCGTGGTGGTAATCAGATTCGAATGATAGGTGGGGAGTATGGTGCATTATGGCGTAATGATGGCGCTAAAACTTACCTGCTGCTTACCAATCAAGGTGATGTTTATGGTGGCTGGAATACATTAAGACCGTTTGCTATTGATAACGCAACCGGCGAACTGGTTATTGGAACCAAACTGTCCGCAAGTCTGAACGGTAATGCATTAACAGCAACAAAGCTGCAAACGCCAAGACTGGTTTCTGGTGTTGAGTTTGATGGTTCCAAAGATATTACTTTAACCGCCGCGCATGTGGCTGCTTTTGCCAGAAGGGCAACGGATACGTATGCCGATGCGGATGGGGGCGTTCCATGGAATGCCGAATCAGGCGCTTACAATGTCACCCGCTCTGGCGACAGCTATATTCTGGTTAACTTCTATACCGGAGTCGGAAGTTGCCGGACCTTGCAGATGAAGGCACATTACAGAAATGGAGGTCTGTTCTACCGTTCCTCAAGAGATGGCTATGGTTTTGAGGAAGACTGGGCAGAAGTTTATACCTCGAAAAATCTTCCACCAGAAAGCTACCCAGTCGGCGCACCAATCCCGTGGCCATCAGATACCGTTCCGTCTGGTTATGCCCTGATGCAGGGGCAGACTTTTGACAAATCTGCTTACCCGAAACTCGCAGCCGCTTATCCGTCAGGCGTGATCCCTGATATGCGTGGCTGGACGATTAAGGGCAAACCTGCCAGTGGTCGTGCCGTATTGTCTCAGGAACAGGACGGCATTAAATCGCACACCCACAGCGCCAGCGCATCCAGTACGGATTTGGGGACGAAAACCACATCGTCGTTTGATTACGGCACTAAATCCACGAATAACACCGGGGCGCATACGCACAGTCTGAGTGGCTCTACGGGGTCTGCCGGTGCTCATACTCATGGTAATGGTATTCGTTGGCCAGGAGGCGGCGGTTCTGCGTTAGCATTTTATGATGGCGGTGGGTTCACTTATGTCAAGGATTCACAGTATCAAGTAAGCCCGGGGACTTCTTCCAGTAGATCGTATTATCAACGTATTCAGACACAGTCAGCAGGTGCTCATACCCACTCGCTGTCTGGTACTGCAGCAAGTGCTGGCGCACATGCACATACTGTCGGTATTGGTGCTCATACGCACTCCGTTGCGATTGGGTCACATGGACACACCATCACCGTTAACGCTGCGGGTAACGCGGAAAACACCGTCAAAAACATCGCATTTAACTATATTGTGAGGCTTGCATGATTACGCTCATTCTTTCTGCACCAGTAACAGAAATGGCTGAAGCATTTAAGCGGGTATTTGCAAACGCAGATAATGTGAATATTGTCGGAAAGCCATTTGAAACAATCAGGGAATTTGACTGCATGGTAAGTGCGGCAAACAGTTTCGGCCTGATGGATGGCGGTGTTGATGCCGCCATTACCGCATTCTTCGGTACTCAGTTACAGTCCCGCGTTCAGAATCATATTCTTCGTGAATATCTAGGCGAGCAGCCTGTAGGTTCTGCATTTGTTATTGAAACGGGACATAATCATCACCCTTGGCTGGTACATGCGCCAACAATGCGTGTTCCGCTGACAATTGACGGAACAGACGCTGTATATAACGCTACGTGGGCCGCTTTACTTGCCATCTTTCAGCACAATAAAAACGCAACGACAGACAGGAAAATAAAGACGGTGGTATTCCCTGCAATGGGGGCCGGATGTGGTCAGGTGCCGTTTGAAAGTGTTGCCCGGCAGATGAAGCAGGCATGGGATAACTTTAATAAAAAAACAGAATCAATTAACTGGGAATACGCACAATCCCGCCAGTCGGCAGTATTTGGCACATATGCATACTGTCCGGGTAATTCTGTTTGCCGTTATGCGGATACTAAATATATTGGATGCGGCGATTATCGGACGTATTGCTCACGTTCCGGGCAGGTCTGTATTAACCCTGAACATCAGGCTGATGATGTACTGATACAACATCAGGCTAATAACCGGTTTCGCACTGGTTCGCATATACACCGGATTAATCCAGAAAATCCCGTAGGTAATGTCACCTCTGGCGCACATAGCCACGGAAGTAGCATCGTTATTGGTGCTCACACCCATACGCTCAATAAACAATATTCTGTCTCTGATATTAAGTAGAGGTGAACATGGATTTCAGAATGACTGAACAACCACGGACCATAAAAATTTATAATCTGCTGGCCGGAACTAATGAATTTATTGGTGAAGGTGATGCATATATTCCGCCTCATACAGGTCTGCCAGCAAACAGTACCGATATTGCACCGCCAGATATTCCGGCTGGCTTTGTGGCTGTTTTCAACAGTGATGAGGCATCGTGGCATCTCGTTGAAGACCATCGGGGTAAAACCGTCTATGACGTGGCTTCCGGCGACGCGTTATTTATTTCTGAACTTGGCCCATTACCGGAAAATGTCACTTGGTTATCCCCGGAAGGGGAGTTTCAGAAGTGGAACGGCACAGCCTGGGTGAAGGATACGGAAGCAGAAAAACTGTTCCGGATCCGGGAGGCGGAAGAAACAAAAAACAACCTGATGCAGGTAGCCAGTGAGCATATTGCGCCGCTTCAGGATGCTGCAGATCTGGAAATTGCAACGGAGGAAGAAAACTCGTTGCTGGAAGCCTGGAAGAAGTATCGGGTGTTGCTGAACCGTGTTGATACATCAACTGCACCTGATATTGAGTGGCCGACTTGGCCTGCAGAGTAATCAACGGCGCAGGGATGATTGAAGTGCCTCCCCGACCATTCAGATAGTCGGGGAGGAGATATTGGGATTATATGCAATCAGTTTTAGTAAAAGACTGAGGCTCTCGAAAAATCTTTCTCCAAAACCAGAATGCAATTGATTGATTTTGATAGGATCTATAACGCCGTTACCTTAAACGGCAAAATCACTCAAAAATAAACCTAATATATTGAATATAAAGGATTAATCATCTAATTCGCTCACCTTCTTATCGGAAACTGGGCTTACAGAGCTATAGCCGGTTGTATGTTCTTCATTGCGCGTGAACACACCCAGGCAGAATATCGCTGGATTTTGCTGTGCCGGTGGTGGCGTGTCTGCTGATCTGGCTGTTGGTTAATCGCTAAAGTCATCATGTCAGGGGAACACAGGAGGAGCTGGTTTTACATAAAAAAGCCCACCAGTGAAGTGGGCAACAGGAATGATTAATTATCTCAAAGAGAAACATCATGTTTCTCTTTGCAACTTCTAACATAAAAATGTGGAGAAATAATGGAACTTATATTAATTGGTGATTATATAACCAATCCCTTATGCAAAACAATATAGTCATTTATACCTAGCTGGTCTTATGCATACACCTAAATAGGTGTATTACGTAATGAAACAGACTGGCGAATATGTTTGAGCAAACTCCACCGAACCGCAGACGTTATGGTCATGTTGCATAGTGTTTGGGAATATAAAGAATTATATATGAGTTTGCTGTTTGTAACCTGAAAAACAATAACGAATGTTATAATAAACTTGTTTGTTGTGCTGCTTTCACATTTTCTCATTAATCTTACCAGTAATATTTTTGTTGCTTTGTTGTTTCTATTTTTTTATAAAAAAGAGGTGGTGTAGAGGAGGGAATACAGTGGATAAAAAACTAATTACATTTTTGTGCACACTTATAATTACTGGTTGCTCGAATGGGATCGGTGATTCACCTTCCCCTCCGGGAAAAAATGTAGAATTGGTTGGAATCCCTGGACAAGGTATTGCAGTGACTTCAAACGGTGCAACTCCAACACTTGGGGCCAACAACACTGATTTTCCTGAAGTTTCAATAATGAGCACTGGTGGGGGCACTGCTTACTGTTTGGGCCAGACCTGTCCGTAACTGGCTTTGGGGATATACTCCGTTTGATTCAGTAAGTTTTGGAGAGAATCGGAACTGGAAGGTTGTGGATGGCAAAGATGCCGGTACAGTGAAATTTGTTAATGTTGCCCAAGGGACTTGCATGGAAGCCTTTAAAAACGGGGTGATACATAATACCTGTGATGATAATTCGTTATCTCAGGAGTTTCAGTTACTGCCTTCTACTAATGGTAATGTGCTTATAAGAAGTAGCGCCTTGCAGACGTGTATAAGAGCAGACTATTTAAGCAGAACTATACTGTCACCGTTTGCTTTTACAATCACCCTTGAGAAGTGTCCTGGTGCAAAAGAAGAAACGCAAGAAATGCTATGGGCAATAAGTCCACCTGTCAGAGCGGCAAAACCAAATCTGATTAAACCAGAATTAAGACCATTCAGACCATTGCCAATTCCACCTCATGACAAACCTGATGGAATGGAGGGAGTATGAAAAAATTATTATTCCTGTTAATGATTTTGCCGGGTATTTCTTTTGCAGATTTAAGCGACTTTAAAGTTGCAACCTGGAATTTGCAGGGCTCAAATGCACCGACAGAAAATAAATGGAACACACATGTTCGACAACTTGTCACGGGAAGTGGTGCTGTTGATATCCTGATGGTTCAGGAGGCTGGTTCAATACCATCTTCAGCTACACTAACGGAACGTGAATTTCGTACACCAGGTATCCCAATGAATGAGTATATCTGGAATACTGGAACGAATAGCCGTCCACAGCAGCTTTTTATTTATTTTTCGCGAACTGATGCTCTTTCTAATAGAGTAAATTTAGCGATAGTATCTAACAGAAGAGCTGATGAGGTGATTGTATTATCACCTCCAACAGTGGCATCGCGTCCGATCATTGGAATAAGAATAGGTAATGATGTTTTCTTCTCAACTCATGCATTGGCAAACCGAGGTATAGATTCTGGAGCAATTGTTAACAGTGTTTTTGAGTTTTTCAACAGACAAACAGATCCTATAAGACAGGCCGCTAACTGGATGATTGCAGGAGATTTCAACCGTTCACCTGCTATGTTATTTTCAACACTTGAGCCGGGAATCCGTAATCACGTGAATATTATTGCACCACCAGATCCAACGCAGGCCAGTGGTGGAGTGCTTGATTATGCTGTAGTTGGAAACTCAGTGAGTTTTGTGCTTCCCCTGTTGAGGGCTTCGCTGTTATTTGGGTTGTTAAGAGGGCAAATTGCCTCTGATCACTTTCCGGTTGGCTTCATTCCCGGAAGAGGAGCTAGAAGATGAGAATAATTATTACGATTTTGGTTTTATTGCTGACGGGATGTACTTCTGATGCGGTAAATCAACGAGGGCTTCTCACTCAGTTTGCTGGCAACAATGCTTCTGGAGATCCTGAACCCAGACCTGTGTTGGTTAATATTAGAAACGTTCTTACTGGTGGGATACTCAGAAACCCTGTAGGTCGTGACTTCAATGTAAATAATTGGGTTATATCAGAAGTAAAGACTAATGATTTGGATTTGATATCGGCACCGGGGGGGCATGTTCAGATAAAAAACCCTGATGGTAATGAATGCCTTGCAATTCTAAATGGGCAATTAGCAGTGGCTAAACAATGCACTGAAAGCAATCGCAATGCATTATTTACATTTATAACCAGTGAAACTGGAGCTGTGCAAATCAAGTCGATTGGAAATGGTCAATGTTTGGGGAATGGAGAAAGTGTTACAGATTTCAGGTTAACAAAATGTGTTAATGATCTGAGCCGTCCTTTTGATACGGTGTCGCCGGGATTACTTTGGATGCTGAATCCACCATTATCTCCGGCAATAATGTCTCCATTGACGATCTAATCCGGAATTATCAATAAAACCGCAGCACGTCGTAAGCAAGAGCGTGCTGTGGGTGGATGCTATTTTTTATTATTGTATATCTACTTCAGCATTTCCTGGGCAGGATATATTTTCTGTTTTCTGTGGAGTGAGCAGGTGATGTACAACTGCTTTATCCACACATAAATTGACTCCGGTAAGAGCTAATGTATGCCCATCACCATTTATTGTCAGTAACGGGCTGGAAAATTTATCTGCCATCTTGCGAGCATTAATCCAGGGCGTTGTTGGGTCGTATTTGTGTGCTACAAACAGTAAACCCGAGGGCAGAACTGTATTTTTCAGACGAGTTTTGTTCAGGTCGCTATGTATTGGCCACAATTCACAAAAATCAGGTGAATCAGAGCGTCCATTGTCAAAGTTAATAGCTGGGAAGGCATTCTCAAGAGCGTCTTTTCGGTATTTTCTCTCTTCTGGTGTTAATTTATCATCTCCCTGATCAACACAAAGGATTACCCCCAAAGCATCGCTTGACTCTTCTGAGGCTATTGGAGCACTGAGCGCAGTTTCAATTTCATTACTGACAATCCCCTGTGAGAACTGGCGTATGGCAGTTGCAAGGGTTGGCCATGATGAACGCCATAATAGAAGGTCTGTTGTTAATGATATGAGTTCATCTGAAGATATATTTTCTCCCTTGCTGTCGATTAAAGGTCTGTGATGCAATTTTAATAACAGGTCGTGGAACTGAGTTATTGCCTTATCTCTGTCTGAAGAAAGCGGGCAACTTTTTTTACGCGCACACCAGGATGCAAAGCGATCAAACGTTTCCTGATAACTTTGTGCCTGTTTGAGTTGCCATGTGAAGTTGTCCTCCAGGTCATCAATATCGACGACTCCATCCAGAACGATAGATCTGACGTTGTAAGGAAAACGTTCTGCATATAAGGCTGCAATTTGTGTTCCATACGAATACGCCACGGCTGTCAGTTGTTTATCACCCAAGGCTTGCCTAATACGATCAATATCATATACAGCCTCGTTAGAGCCTATATGGCGAATGACTTCGGCTCCGGTATTATGGATACATGCATTAATTTTATTTAATACTCGTTGCTTTTCGGTTATGTTTTCCTGAATCTCTGTATCTGATTGCTGGCAGTTTATTGTCGGAGTGGACTGTCCGACGCCTCGAGGATCAAATCCAATAATATCCCATGACTCACGCAGATTTGTGACTGGCCAGTCAAAGTTAATATAAGGATTTATGCCTGGTAACCCGGGCCCACCACTTATTATCAGGATGCTTCCTTTATGCTTGCTTTTTGCTGGCAATTTTGTCAACGCTAGTTTGACTTGTGATTTTTTTTCATAAGAAGCATCTCCGCCTGTGTCTGTATATTTTAATGGAACAGACAAATAACCACATAGTAAGTCAGGAGACGGTTTTTCCTCACCAAACCAGTGGTTGAATTGACTGGTCATACAGGATTGCCACTCGATCTGCTGGGCAGATACGGTTACGGGTAGAAGTAAGGTTAAAACAATCTTGAAATGAGCAATTATCTTTCGCATTGTGCCTCTGAATATCAGTATAAATATAAAATTTGAATATATTGCCCCCTGTGTTGCGGTAGGGGGCTACACGTTACGGATATTGGTCAAATGAGTACAAAATTAGAGAATGTTGTTTACTTTGAATAGCAGATAAACTCCCCGGGGCTATGCATTACCACCGGGGAGATTTTAGTTAACGGTGTTAAAAGGTGTACTTAAGACCAGCAGTAGTGATGAAATTATAGTTTTCTATGCCTGCACCATTTTTGCTGTATTCAGAAGTATTATCATTATGGTCATAAAGTGAAGTATCACCTTTCTTATTCGTAACCCGATTCCATGCGCCTTCAACATAAACTTTTGCGTTAGGCGTTACGTAATAACCTGCATTGACTGCAACAGAATAGTAATTTTGGTCTTTGACTTTACTGCGATAAGTGATTCTTTTTCCTGGGTCATAGTGTTCATCGTTATCAGATGCTTCCACCCAGCCGCTGTATTTAAATGTGCCACCTAGTTCAAAATCTTCATAACGATAACTTCCAGTCAAGCCAATGTAGGGCATTTTAAAACGTTGTTTGTAGCCGATTGCTCTTTCTCCATTCGGGAAGGAGCCGATATCATCTCTGAATCCCTCCTCAGAACTGTAGATATAGGAACCACCTCTGGCTGTAAAGCTATAACGGCTTTCCTGATATCCGGCCATGAGTCCCAGGCGGTAATTGGGTTCGTTGAGGAGCCAGCCTTTGATATTCAGATCAAATTCGTTGGCATAATTGAGTTGTGTATCAGGGTGTCTACTTTCATCCGTCCAGGTTCCGGGGTTACTGGAATCCATCCAGTCCTGATCGACCATATTGCCACCTCGGCTACCGAGAGTTGTCCAGCCAGCAGCCCCGATAGATATCTGGGGCATCAAATCCCAATTAATTGCACCTTTAATAATTGCAGCGTTATTGAATTTCCAGTCGAGTTGACTGACTTTTCGGCCTCCTTCTTCGGCTAGATAAACACGCTCTTTTGTTTTTCCGCTCAGAGTTCCAAGACTAATGTCCGCATTTATGTTGTCAGGAGTAAACGATAAAGTCTCAGTAGAAGCAAAAGAGCTGATCGCAATAGGGGTTGTCAGGACTATTCCCAGAAGTTTCGCCCGCAT